AACGAAACCTTTAAATCAGAATAAGATGAAACATATAGAAATTATATTTTTCTTGATAGGGATTTTTGTTGGACTCATAGGGATTATTTTTGTACTCATAATGTGTTACAACATAATGAAAAGATAATTAAATCAGAATAAGATGTCAATAGTAATCATTAATGCCACATGTATATTTATTGCATTTATGGCCGCAGTAGTAATTGGTATAACTCAAAAGGATATACCATTGTGGATAAGGATAGCATTGCCTGTGTTTACATTTCCTCTTGTGTTAGCAGCAATAGATTTGATTATACGTAATTACTTTTAAATCAGAATAAGATGCCAGATATAAGTAAATGTGAAAATGAGGAATGTCCTCTAAAAGAAAAGTGTTATAGATACACAGCTACACCTTCTCCAGGATTACAATCCTATAGTTACTTTAAACCTGATGAGGAAGGTAAGTGTGATGCGTTTTGGGATAATAAAATGTATAAAGATGAATGATTTTAATGAGAAATGGTACACAATTGGTACTGTAGTAGGCATATTTGCCGGGATTGCAATTGGTTTTTTAATGTTTAATTGATTAGTTATGAAAAAGTTAGTATTTGTTTTATTGACATTGGTTACATTTAATGTAACTGCACAGTTGGTTGTAAAAGAAGCAGCTAAAGACACTGTTATTTGGCAACTTAGTAAGTTAAACCCAGTACCTAAACTTGTAAGGTTTAAACTTGAAGATGTAGAAAGCTACACAATTTATTACAAGAATGCTCAGTATACAGCAATTACTGATATTGATTACATCAGCATTGGTGATTCAGCAACTACTAGGCAGTTCTTTGAACTTTGCAAACAAGTAATAGCAGAAGATAAAGAGTATAATGTTGAATTAGACAATAAAGATATTAGTCTAAGAAAGACATTAGGAACTGTAATGATTTACACCAGTGGATCATACTTTTATTTGTCAGATAAGAACTTAACAGCAATACTTGAAAGACTATGAGAGTAGAGATTTTAATGAATGGTACAGTTAAGATTGTGCTTATTCCAGAGAATGATATTGAAACAGCTATTGTAAAGCAGGTTGCTGCCGGTGGTGTTGATGCTACTATTATTACACAGCATACACAGATCTTGGATAAGGTTATACAAGATGGATTAGTTATATCTCCACTAAAAGGTGATGCTCCAAAAAGCTAAGAGAAAGTCTATGGTCATTAGACCTAGTGGTAGGAGTACAGATTTTATCAGCCCCAGCTTCGGTTGGGGCTGTTTGTATAACTGTAGTTACTGTGTGACTCCTGAAACTTTAATTAATACTCCTCATGGAGTAAAAATGGCTGGAGAAATTCAGGAAGGAGATCAAGTAGTTTCTTTTTCCCAGGATACCGGGAAAGTTGAAACAGACTTAGTGACTGTAATTGGTCAACGGGATACTGATGAACTTTATGTAATTGAAGTAGATGGACAAAGTGTGACCGTAACTGGAGAGCATCCTTTTTATACAAAGAATAGAGGTTGGGTAGAAGCACAATATCTAACTGAAGATGATGAACTACTTTGTGAAAGTCGTGGTTTAATCCTATAATGTTATTAGGGTTAAAAATATCAATACCAACAAGTTTACAGAACCATCTTGGAATAATATGATGGTAGTCTATGTTATCAATACTATTAGTTAGTGCACAGTGGGTAAAGTTTAGATTCTTTTTGAGCTTGTACCAATCATTAGACTGATATTCTATAGCATGTGAAGTTCCATCTAGGTAATTAGGATTTCCGGGGCCTTGATATCTTTGAGATATGATTTGGCCCTGGTTTTTCTTACCAAGTCCTTGCTCAGTACAATCAGAACAATAACCATTTCTAGCTTTAGCTTTAGGTGACTGTTCACCACAGATTTTACAAAGAATCCATTTAGTATGAGCAGCAGGAAGTGTTTTATCAATAGTAAATAATAGACCTTCAAACTTTTTCATAGTTCTAAAGTCTCTGTTATAGTGCTTACCAGCTTCTTGAAAAGTTCTGAAAACTGGTTTTGATTGTTGTTTAAATAATTCAGAATAATTTATTTCACAGGTAGTGTTACAATAGGTTGTAGACTTTTTTGTAAGTTTACCACAATATTTACAACTCATGGAGTTAAAGTTTAAGAAAATTAAGACTATCACAAAGATAGCAAAACAATCTAAGGTTGTTAACTTTTCTGTACAAAAGAATGAGAATTACTTTGCAAATGGTATTCTTACTCATAACTGTTACATGAAGAGACACAAACCGGAAGGATTAAGCATAGCAACTAATACTATGGATATCCTGACGGAGATTAATTCACATGCATACTTTGCAGATGTAGAGAAACCAAATCAGACGGGAGAGTATGTAACTTATGATATTTCTTGTAATGAAGACTTTGCTCTACATGCTAAGTATCATGAGTGGGAGAAAATATTTGCATTCTTCCGGGATCATCCTTTAGCCATGGGTAGTTTTGCTACTAAGTATGTGAATGAAGATTTACTTAAGTTTAATCCAGAAGGTAAGATTAGAATAAGATTTAGTCTGATGCCTCCAGTTTGGAGACTAATACTTGAGCCTCATACTAGTACTGTAGTTAATAGATTAAGGTATATAGAACGGTTTATAGATGCTGGATATGAAGTGCATCTTAACTTTAGTCCAGTAATTGTTCATGATGATTGGTTAGATAACTATAAAGAATTATTTGAGTTTGTAGGGCATTATGCAAGAACTTATGCTTGGGATACTGATGCTGTCAAAGCTGAAGTAATCTTTCTTACTCATAATGAAGATAAACATAAGTATAATCTAAAAAATGGTCTGCCGGGTGAAGAACTACTATGGAAACCAGAAATACAAGAGAGTAAAGTATCTGAGTATGGTGGTAAGAATATCAGGTATAAACATGATCTAAAAGCTGAGTATATTAAACAGTTTACTGAGCTACATGATAAGATTATACCTTGGAACACAATAAGATATATTTTCTGATATGGCAATTAGTATAGGTGGTGATTGGGATATTGATAAAAAAATATCCAAAGCAACTCTAAGTAAAAGAAAGAGTTTGGTAAAGAAAATTATAGAAGAACACTTTGAAATGACCTTAGTTGATACAACTCCTGTTGGTAAGAATCTAAATTACTTATGGTGGATGTATAGAAAAGGTACAAAGCAAGATCAATTTAAACCCTTCATTCTAATCTTTGAGATCAATTTATTAGTATCTTTAAATATACTCAAGGAAGATGAAGGAAAGAATATTGAATCTATGCTTGAGTCTCAGGATGAGGATAACTACTACATGGCTCTTCTTGTCATTGACAAACAACGTGAAGAAAGAATTAAAGTTCACGGTAAATGGAATAAGACAGATGTATCAAAAGAGTTTGTAGATTTGGTAATGAATTATTCTGATAAAGTAGTAAAGAATTACCCAATTAATAAAAGATAAATCATGAGAGAAGAAGAACTTATAGAAGAAGGATTTGAGAGAGTTGATGTTCTTGTAGAAGAGAGTGGTGATCAAAGTGATTACTATTACTATACACTTAATCTTGAACCTGCTCTTGATTTGACATCTAATGCTAGTGATGAAGCCGGTGAAAAGAATTGGGTAGTTTACTGCTATGACTTGGAGATATGTATTAGAGATATAGAAGATATACAAACTCTAATTCTACTCTATAAGAAATGGGGTAAGAATAAAATGTAATCCTTATGTTTTCAGGAACTTTAGTGAAGAAAAACTCCAAGCTGGGTTATTCTAATAAGAAAGATATGCTCTTGTATAATCTCTTCTTAGAAAAGATACAGGAAGGAGAAGAAGTAGAAATATTTATTTGTAAAAAAGGTAAGAAGGGTAGTGCTGCCCAGATTGCTAAGATACATGCAAGTATCAGAGAGCTTGCAGGTGAATTAGGTTTTAGCTTTGATGATATGAAACTTATCATCAAAGAGAAAGCCGGGCTTTGTTATGAGATATATGATGATGGCACAAAGAAAGTTATGTGCAAATCCTTTGGTGATTGTAGTACTATAGAGCTTACTCTTGCTATAGAAGCATTAAATGAGTTAGCTAGTAAGTATAATATTATTCTTGGGTAGGTGCTACATAACCTTCATCATCAGGTTCAAGTACTTCTTTTTCTTCATAGAAGTTTTCTTGTTTTCCCTGTCTTTCAATCTCTGCAACTGCTAATGATATTGTGTAGAAGGCTCTTTCATAAGGATCCATCTCTGCATAATTACCATCAGTAACCTTTTTAATCTTAGCAGCTCTTACTTTATCATCTTTGATGATGTTAAAAAGAAAGTGAAGAGACTCTTTGAGCATTAGGTAGTAACTCTTGTTGACTTTGATGTCAATGAGTACATCATCTTTAAGTTCTTTTACTTTAATTGCCATAACACAAATATAAAAATTATGAGTCATAAACTTGATATTGAAGAAATAAAAGACAAAATACATGCTAAGCTAGAACCATCAGGATGGGGAAGAGTACTAAGAACATTTATCTACAGTAAAGAATTTGAGACTATTGTTAGTCAGTTAGTAAAGCAAACCCAAGATGGTAAAAGATTTACTCCTACTATGAAGAACTGGTTTAGAGCATTTGAAGAGTGTCCCTATGATCAGTTAAAAGTAGTTGTAGTAGGTCAGGATCCATACCCAGGGTTAGGTCATGCTGATGGGATAGCATTCAGTCTTAAAGATACTGATGACATGCAACCAAGTTTAGAGTATATGTTTGATGCAATAAACAGAACTGTTTATAACGGTGTAACTGCATGCAGAGATAAAGATCTAACAAGATGGGCTAACCAAGGTGTGTTGTTACTTAATACTGCTTTGACAACTAATGTAGGTAAGGTAGGTCAACATTATCTTATATGGAGACCTTTCTTAGCCTATGTATTTGATTGGTTATCTTGGAATAATCCTGGGCTTGTGTATATCTATATGGGTAAAAAAGCAGAAGAGTGGTCAGACTGTGTTAATGATAACAACTATAAGTTCAATGTAACACACCCTGCTTCAGCAAGTTACAACAACTTAAAAGAATGGGATTGTAAAAATGTTTTTCAACAGACATCTGAGATAGTAAAGAGAAACTATAAATTTGACATAGAATGGTAGATATCTTTAACAAACTGCTTAAGAATGATCTTACTCCTAATCAACTTTATTTGTTGTGGTGTAAGAAGCATAACATGTGTCCTTTGTTTAATCTTAACCTGACCGTAGAATATATGCGGTTAACTAATGATGGATGGTTGCTAGAAGATGGTAAATTATCTGGTAGAGCATTTGTCTTAGTACAGGAGTTAGAATCATTCTTCAAAAACAGTAAGAAGAAAACATCTTCTGCTATTATGGGTGAAGATTTTGACAAAAGAATTGATGAATATTTAGAAATTTTTCCTAAATTTAAACTTCCATCTGGCAAATATGCTAGGACTGACAAGAAGAATTTAGAGAATAATTTTAGGTGGTTCTTTGAGAATCACAATTATGATTGGGAGACGGTGATTAATGCAACAAAAATGTATGTAGATGAATATGAAAGGCAGGGATATAAGTACATGAGGACATCACAGTACTTTATCAGAAAACAAAACTCCGCAGAAAAATCATTTGAATCTGAACTAGCAAACTATTGTGAAGTATATCAGAATGGTGGCGGGGATTACACAGAAACACATTTTAGTGAGAGAGTAGTATGAGAAGTTTTAGACTTCTCAGTATTGCTGTAATAGGAACAATCATTGGTTATACAGTTATTAACCTTGTTATTGTACCCCTGTCTATCTGGCAATATCTGGGAATAGAATTAGTAATTACAGTGTTACATCTTCTCTATAACTACGCAAAGAGAGAAGAACAAACACAAGTAATAGATGAGTAATGTAAATAAGACTCCAAAGAAAAGATGGAGTAGTCAGAGGGAGGGTTTTCAAGAGTCACTTAGATATCTGCAAGGTAGAATGCAGGGTAATATCAGAAGCCTCAAGACACCTTGGCCAAAGTTTAATGATGCTATGACAGATGGTATTGAATGGAATACTATTACTGTTATTGGAGGAAGACCTGCAAGTGGTAAGACATTGATTGCTGAGCAAATTGTAAGGGAATCATTTGTTCTGAATCCAGGGGAAAATTTCAGAGTCTTGCAGTTTCAGTTTGAGATGCTTGCAAGAAGTTCTGCAATCAGGGAATACTCTAGTGTCATAGGTAGGTCATATAAGTACTTATGTAGTGCTGATGGTAAGCTAAGTGATACTGATTTACAAAGATGTTATGATTATGCAAAGTCCAAAGTTAAATATCCCATAGATATAGTAGAGACACCTTGTACAATAGCTGAATTCAAGGAGATTATAGGGGAGTATATGATGGAACACGCAACGTATGATTCTACAGGTAATATGATTTTTCCAAAAGTGTTGATTACTATAGATCACTCTTTATTGTTTAAGAAAGCACCTTATGAGAAAGATAAGCATGATATGCTTAACAATCTTGGTGAGATGCTTACACACCTCAAAAGAGTTTATCCTATAGCTTTTGTTGTGCTGAGTCAGCTCAATAGAAATATAGATAACCCTGAGAGAAATGAAGAGGGTAAATATGGTAATTACATACTTGAATCTGATTTATTTGGGGCAGATGCTCTGTTACAGCATGCTGATACTGTTATAGGTATCAATAGACCTGCTAAACAGAAGATTAGGTTTTATGGCCCTGATAGGTATGTGATTGAAGATGACCGGG